GTGGAAGAAATTAGTAACGTGGTTCATTCAGTGTTCCCTGATTGGCAAGTATACTTCTACGCTATTCCCGAAGAGGTCATTGACAATAAGAATGTCACCCAAGTGCTGATTACTGAGAGCAACTCAGACATCACGACATACGGTGGTAACACGTTCAATGAGATGGCCTTTGGGTATCGTTTACAAGTCTTCTACGGGCTTGACGAAGAGAACCTTATTGGTAAAGAGATAACGCTGTACAAGGCCTTAGAAGCCAAGGAATGGCGTATCACGGACAGTCAGCCACGATACTTGGATATAAGCCAAACCGATGGGCAACAGATGATTAAAAACATCGAAATAAATAAGACACTAACACTTGATGAGCTTGACCAATAACGGTTGGCTCATTTTTTATTGAAAGGAATTACATTTTATGGCTATTGCAGGATTGAAGCTTATCACATTAGCATTGCGTGATAAGGAAACTGGAGAACTATTGAAGGGTGACGCAGGATTGTCAGCAGACGGTCTATTTCCCGTAACCACAGCAATGCTTGGTTCAAAGAGCGCTAACATTACTAACATTTCAGCTAATGGTACGCCAGTATATGGTAACAACGCTAAAACCGACCAAACACAAACGAAGGGTGAGCCATCAGTTGCGTTGGACTTTAATGATCTACCATTCGACATTAAGCAAAAGTTGTTGGGACGTATCTCAGATGGTAAGGGTGGATTCCTACAAGGTGACCGCCCACGAGTTGCTATGACGATTGAGACGCAAAACATCAAGCGCACTAAATCAATTTGGTTCGGATTTGCTAACGGTGAGGTACAAGAGACTGCAGCCAACGTACAAACTGATACGAACAACGAAGTCCGTGTTGATGACCAACTGACATTCACTTCATTCGGTGTTGAAGCATGGAACAACGAGGCGATGAAGGTTTACTCAGACCTTGATGCTAAGTTCGACAAGGCAGCCATGCAAGCTGATGTATTTGGCACTACGGTTGCTCCGGCACCTGCCACGCCCAGCGTATAAGGTCGTTCCAATTGTCCTACAGCCACGACAATAAAGAGGCTCAAACGGGGTGAGAAGCCCAATATGAACGGGGGGTTCACTTGAATAATCAGGTGAGCTCCTTTTTTTGTACCCAAGAAAGGATATAACGATGAAAATTTCATTTAAGGAATTACGTAAGGCACCCTTTGAAGTAAAAGCCAGTGTTAAGAATTTAAAGAAGACATATGCCATTCAATTGAAGATGGCTACGTTGGAAGATTCTATGCAAGAGGACGCACGGGTTGAATCACTACAAGCTGTACTAGGCGCACTGGACAACTTAACAGAATACGTTGTCGACATGTTGAAGCTTAAGCCAGCTGAGATTGAAGCACTTGAAGATTTGAGCCAAGAAGACGTTATGGCAATTGCGCAACGCTTGAATATGCGTCTTATGGGAATGTCAGAAGCTGAGATTAAGAAGGCCTTGACGGAAACTGATTACGATGAGGGTTTAGAGTAACTCCGATTGAGCGGGTGATGGAATACACAAACCATCTGGCTGATCTAAGAATGTTTGAAAAAGATACCATGCAGAACTTGCACTGGTCTCTAGATGACATCGAAGAAGCTGATTATGCGGAGTTGATGGAAGTCATGAACGCTTCAGAAGAAGACAAAATGCAGAATCCAGACGCCATGATGAACCTGTATCAGTCACTTGGATAAAAAAAGAAAGGAGGTACACATGGCAAAAGAAAAAGTAGCCGGCTTAATGTCGACAGAGATCGGCTTGAACACCACTAAAGCCACGGAATCACTTAGCCAATTGAAGTCTGCCGTAAAGGACTCAACAAATGAGTGGAAGCAAATGGAATCACAGCTTAAGTCTTCTGGTGATGTACTTGGCGCCAGTGAAGCTAAGTATAAAGGGCTATCACAATCAGTTGAAGCGCAAAAAGACGTGCTTCAGAAGTTGCGACAAGAACAGGCTGAAGTTAACCGTTCAACTGAAGCTGGTGAGGCTACCTATCAAAAGTATGCTTCACAGATAACACAGGCAGAAAGTAAGCTTGCGTCGTTGAATGCTCAAACCGAAAAGGCACTTAAGTCTTATGATTACCAAAAAAGTGGATTAGCAGATCTGAACGATGAAATTAAACGCTCAAATGATCTAACCAATGCCCGTGTAAAAAGACTCGAAGCTGAAGGCAAGACCGAGGAAGCTAATAAAGTTCAAATTGATGGTCTTTCATCAGTGCAGTCCAAGTACACTAAGATTTTAGAGATTCAAAAGGACGAGCTTGAAAAGTTAGGTGCTTCAGGGGATAAAAATTCTAAAGCATATAGGCTACAAGAGTTACGAGTCGAGCAAACTGGGGCTAAGATTGCTGAAACTACTAACAAAATAAAGGCCTTAAATCATACCGATGTAAAGCCTGATGCTAGTGGTATTACTTCGACTAAGGCACAACTCAAAAGGTTGAATAACGTGCTTGATAACACACATAGACGATTCAAAAGCGTCCTTATGGGGAATATTGTAGCCACTGGAATAACTAGTACACTGAGCGACATTAAAAGCAAGTTTACTGGTGCTATGAAGGCTGGTGTTGAATACAACAAAGAAATGCAATCCTTGTCTGTATCAATGGACAATTTCACTAATGGCGATGACAAGTTGAGCAAGGCTTTGATTGGCAACGTTAAGGCATTGAAAGAAGAATCGGGCTATGCTACCGATACCGTTTCATTGTTGACCAAAAAGACTTATGGCCTTACTAAAAGCGCCGATGGTGCAAAGACCCTGTCTGACGCATTCGTTAACTTGGGACGTGCTACGGGGCAATCTGATGAGTCTCTGCAAGGTATTATTAAGAAGTTTTCACAGGTAAATGCTTCAGGTCAAATCACAACCGGTTCACTTACTAAGATGGAAAAGTCCTTGCCAGGATTTAATGCTGCGTTAGCAACTAGCATGGGTAAAAGCCGAGATGAGATTAACAAATTAGCTTCTGATGGAAAGCTATCGATGGCTGACCTTTCAAAGGCTATTGAGACGATGTCAGATTCTAAGCCACATGGGTTAGATAATTACTACACAACTCTCGATGGCTTCAGTAATCACTTGGAAGAGAAATATAAGAGCCTATCAGGTAAGATAACGAGCGGCTTTTTTCAATCCAATAACGACTTTTTGAAGAACATGTCTAAGTCACTTGATGGGAAGGAAGTAGAATCGGCTTTTGACCACGTTGGTGACTCAGCTAATAAAGCGGTCAACACCATTTCCAATGCGTTCAGTAAGACTTTTAAGGGTACAAAGAACCCCATTGCCGATATTGCTAATGGCACGGCTGACCAGATTGAGAAGCTTGGTAATTTTGTTAGTACACATTCAAAAGACATCAAGAACTTTTTTGAGATGGTCAAAAACATTGGTGGTGCAGGCTTTAAACTTACAGGCGATGCAATAAAAACTGCTTTACCGTTTCTTGAAAAGTTCGGCGCTTTTGCTTCAAAGCACCCTAAAGACGTTAAGCTTATGGCAGAGATGTACTTGGGGCTTAACGTTGCCCTAAAAGGCACTTTTGCTGTACTGAAGGGTGTCGAAAAAGCTAAGGCCTTGGGAAGTTTCATATCTGATACACGTGACAATGTTGCTTCGTTGACTCGGAAAATAAAAGACTTTAGCTTGGCCCAGACGGTTGCTTCAGCTAAGTCAAAGGTAATGACCGCTGCGATGAAGGCTCAAACTTTGGCTCAAAAGGCTATGAACTTAGCAATGAAAGCCAACCCAATAGGATTGTTGATCGTGGCAATCACAGCTTTGGTGGCCGGATTCGTACTACTGTATAAGCACAATAAGAAGTTCCGACAATTCGTAGACGGATTGGTGAAGTCTGCTAAGCAATTCTTTGAAGGAATTACGAAGTGGTTTGGTAATGCGTGGTCATCAGTAACAAAGGGTTACAACTCATTCACTCGTAGCTTCAGTAAGGGGTGGCATTCATTTACTGATGGCATTGGCAGAGCATGGAACAATACGTGGAGCTACGTAAGTAACGTATTCGATAAGTACATCAATATCTACAAGCGTGTTATCAAGACATTTACTGATTTCTTTACAGGAAACTGGGGAAATCTTGGTAAAGACATTCGAGGTATCTGGAATGCACTGTGGGACTATGTAGAGTCAATCTTTGGTAAGAAGGCTGGCTCTATCAAGCACGGAATTGAGAACTTCTGTAGCTCAGTATGGAACCTATTTGGGCGTATTAAGGACAAGGTATCAGGATTTTGGTCTGACATGTGGAACGGCTTAAAGGACTTTGCTCGTGATGGTATCAATAACGTTATCAGTGTCATCAACAATGGTATTGGTGGTATCAACACAGTTATCCATACTTTCGGTGGTAAGAAGGAAGCCATCGGTAAGATTCCAAAGTTTGCTAATGGTACTAAGGGTGCGCCTAAGGGGTTGGCAATCGTTAATGACGCCCCGGGAGAGCATTACCAAGAAGCAATCATCGATAACTCTGGGCGTACCACTGTGCTTGAAGGCCGCAACCGACTGGTTAATTTCTCAGGTGGTGAGACGGTTATCCCAGCCCATGCCCTACCTAAGTTTGCCAACGGAACTGATGACTGGCTTGATACTGCAATCGGCTGGATTTCCGATAAGTGGGACAAGTTAACGGAGTTCATCGCACACCCAATCAAGGCGTTGGGTAACGTTATGAACAAGGCGGTCTCTGGTATCGCTGGCAGTCCTTTGGTAACTAACATCGCACCAGCTATGGCCAACGGATTGGTTCAAGGTATTGCAGATCCAATCGTCAACATGTTCAAGTCTTTGAAGAAGAAGCACGAAGATGAAGACGTGGTTGCACAAGCCGGTGAAGGTGCTATGTCAAAGGAATCCTTCAATAAGACAGCCCGTAAAGCGGCCGACATAATTGGGGAGCACTTGTCAGGTGCAGACTTAGCACAGCTATGGTCACAGGCTATGTTTGAGTCAAACGTTAACCCAAGTATCAACACAGGTTACGATGACCATGATGGTACTGGTAAGCCACGAGGACTGTTCCAATACAAGGTTGGGACGTTTAACGCTTGGAAGTACCCAGGCCACAACAACATTCTGTCAGCCTTAGACCAGTTCTTAGCTGTGTTTAACATGGTGGATTGGCGTTCAGCTTTGGCGCCAACTGGTGTTAAGCGTGGTTGGGGGCCTTGGGGTGCTAAGCGTTTTGCAGATGGCGGTTGGATTAACTCACGAACGTTTGCAGAAATGGGTGAAGAAGGGTTCCCAGAAGTGGTTATCCCAATGAATCCATCACGTAAGCCACGAGCCAACCAATTACTTGCAGAAGCTAACCAACGTATCAATGGCGCACAAGAACAACAGATTGTGGTTCAGTCTGATACAGCACAGTTGGAGCAAAAGTTCGACAACGTAATTGCACTATTGTCGCTCATGCTGGGTGTTAACCAAGACCAGCTCAAGGCACTACAATCACAAAGTGGTATCAACTTACCTAACCTGATGAACCAGATGGGCATGGCTCAAACAACGCACAATTATCAATCAATATAACGAAAGGATATTCCCGTTATGAAACTATTCGTACAGCCCTACGGTGGCCAAGAATATGACTTGACGGCCAGACTTCCATCTGTGAAGTTTCTGGATATGAAGTCATCAGCGCCCCAGTTATCAGGTGACTGGCTAACCATAGCCGGCTCAGATGGCCAACGGTTACAGAATGCCACTTATGGATCCAATCAAGTCACCGTGTCATTGTTTATTAAGGGGCGCAACATGGCTGATTTCAGGTTGCTTAAGGCAGAGTTGAACCGTGTCTTTTACCAGCTCAACAATCGTTTCCAGTACAATGTTAGACAGGGTGATAATTCATTCAGTCTGACAGACGCCTTGAAGTTTCTGTTCACAGGTATCGGTGATGGTTATTCTTATCAGATTCATGGTAAATTCAACAGCAACAAGACGCTAACAGATTTCGGGAATACTTCAATCATCGAAGGGTTGTCAACGATCAAGGGTGCATTTGGACTATATGCCATCGTACCTGATAACAAGGTCATTCACTTGTACGACAAAGATTCATATGTTAAGAACACTCATAAGGTATTTCGATACCGCAATGATACCTCCGCAGTCCAGCTACAGTATGACGCAACCAGCATTGTGAATACCGTGCAAGCTGTATCAACTGCAGAGAAACCAGCGTTTACACCCTTCAAGGTACAGAACGCAGATTCAGTTGCTAAGTGGGGAATTAAAGAGGGTGCAAGGGTTGAAAGTGACAAGATTACTTCAACAGACGCCATGAAGAACTTGGCTTCTCAGTCATTTGTATTGGAGCCCTCGTTGGCTATGACAGTTACATCAGCTGGTAATGAAGACGTTGTTTTGGGTGAAAATTGGGCAGTACAGATGCTTGATAAAGGGTTCCAGACTTCAGTTGAAGTGGTCAGCATTGTAAGAGCACCGTTTGCGACATCAGCAGTTCAGATTACGTTGAACAACACCCGCAAGAATTTCCTTGACGCCCAAAAGGTACAACAGTCCGCAGTCAACACAGCAAAAAGGAATACAGGAACAACAGGTAACATGTGGGTTATCGGAAAGGTGGTCAGCTAATGACATTAAATGGAATCGACATAAGCAATTGGCAGGCTGGCATTAACCTAAGTGCTGTCCCTGCTGATTTCGTCATCATTAAAGCCACCGAGGGAACCGCCTATGTATCACCCGAAGCTGATACGCAGTACCAAGGCGCTAAGTCAGCAGGCCGGTTGTTAGGTGTGTACCACTTTGCAACAGGTGCTGGTGCTGTGGAAGAGGCAAAGTTCTTCCTCAGTAACGTTCAAGGGTATCTTGGAGAGGCCATCTTGGTGTTGGACTGGGAAGGTGCTGTTGTAACGCAAGGTGTTGGTTACGCTAAGGCCTTTTTGGATTACGTGTACCAACAAACTGGTATCAGGCCATTGATTTACATGAGCAAGTCAGTCACAAACAGTTATGAATGGTCAACGGTGAGTGCCAATTATGGTCTCTGGGTCGCCCAATACGCAGATTCAAACCCCACTGGGTACCAAGATGACCCTTGGACGGACGCTAATGGTTATGGCTCGTGGAGTGGGCCAGCAATATTCCAATACGCTTCAACGGGGCGCCTAAGTGGCTATGATGGCAATCTTGATTTGGACAAATTTTATGGTGACACCGCAGCATGGCAAGCCTATGCTAAGTCAGACCGTGTGACACCAGACCCCGAACCAGCGCCTGAGCCACCTAAGAGCACGCCGATCGTGCAATATGCTGACCCCGATGGAAATAAGGCTTATGCGTATACACACTGGCAAGCTATTGAAGGTAAGCCTGACTTGAGCACAGTGGTGTTGACCAGCCCGAATGGTACCAAGTATCAGTTGCAGGTTGATGATAAAGGTGTACTGACAACAAAGGTGGTGAAGTAAATGATATTGGAATTACCTAAGCGTATTTCTGGGGCTGATGATACAGCACAACAGATTTACCAGGCGTTCTACGATGTTGGCATGATTACAGATGTACCAGCACATATAGGGACGCTGAACATTACAGAATATAACGAGCAAGCATTCTCATCAATTGGGAGTGCTTTAATTTTGCTCAAAAACAACCTCAATCGACTGGTGGACATCTTCAATGAGTATCATTTTGTCGATATGGAGGGCATACAGGCCAAAGGACATGAATACTGGGGCAGCGATCTAAGCGGTTTGGGGAAATCTTATGATGATTTCAACAGCCACTTGGTTGCTATGGAAAATACATTGCAAAACATGGTTGAGATTATGATTCTCAACGGTTTAATCGAAAGGAATTAAGAAAATATGGCTACACAAGCACAATCACAGGGTCGCTATGCCGTAGTTAACACGTTGCTAGACACAACTGATGTGACGTTGATTGACTCGCTATCAGGACGACAAGGTGATAACGGACGGATCGTTTACTTTGCTATCAAAGATGGCAACTTGCCACACAACTTAGATGGTCAAAACGTTGTTCTTACGGCAAAGGATTCAGCAGGTAAGGTTAAGCAAATCTCTGGGGTTCACGACATGATTTCAGCCACTGGAGGTTTGTTTTCAATGCTAATCCCAGGAGAGATGTACCAATCAGCTGGTGACATTGAAGAGGCTTACATCAGTGTTCAAGACGGCGCTGGTACGGTTATCAGCTCAATCCCAGTAACGTTCACGGTGTTGGCTAACAATATTTTGTTCACAGCTAACGCTTCAAAGGACTACATCGATTCAGTACAACAGGCTGTTAATGAAGCAAACTCACGTATCAGTGGTTTGAATGACAACCTAAAGACGCAACAACTTGCTTATGAAACTTTGAAAACGTCAGTTGAGAATCTGGCAGGGCAAATTGATTCCAAGCAAGTGTCTATGCTGAACGTTGAAAATCACTTCACTGAAACAGCTACGTTCGACAAGGGTGTTACAGCAAGCAATGTAACGTCTAACGGCGGGGTTACGGCAAAGACAATCAGCACGTCTAACTTCAAGTCAGACGGAACTTCTATCCAACAATCAAGGGACGGAAAGAATTGGCACAACTTGGCGGACGATGACGGTGTTGTGCATAACTCTGGAAATGAAGTCCTTGCGGGTGATAAGTCACTCACAGGTAACACAACGTTGGCTAATGTTAAAACATCAAGTATCAAGACCGGCTCTGTTACTGCAAACGGGTTAAGAATGGACTTCCGAGAGTTTGCAACCGGCGTAGAGGTTTGGTTTACTGGTACCTTCACAGGTGATGCTTCGTATTCATGGCACGACTTGGGTCAAATGCCTAGCAACATAACAAAGCCTTTCAGCTACGTAACTGCAGTTGCGGGCGGTCGTAGTGGGATTGGAGGGGTTTCTACCCAAACAGACATGCTTCTTATGGTCCACATTGATAACACAGGGAAAATTCAATATCAATTGCGCCACGGTGTTGAGAATAACACCACAGACTACAAAGGTATTGTTTTCTATGTTGAGGGTTCTGCCAGCTACTTTAAGTAATAAAAGAAAGGCATATGATATGGGATTTTTTCCACACGATTTAGCAGGGTGGCTCACTGTTCTGGCAACCCTAAGTGCCGCCATGTGGTTTGTAATAAGGGTGACCTTTGTCAAAGCAATCGACAACTTGAATAAGACAATTGCGGGTTTGCAGGACACCTTGAAGGTCTATGATTCACGACTTGATGACCACGAGAAGCGTATTTCCATAATCGAAGATTGGAGGGAACATTACGATGACAATGAATAACTTAATAACCCTTGTAGAAGCGTTGTGGCAGTCCGGTATTGCACCAGCGCTTTTAATTTTGATCATCGGTTGGCTATCAGCACGATTTGCCCGCAATAAGAGGCTCACAGCCTTGTTAGGTATTGCAGAAAATGCAGTGAATTGGGCTGAGGTGGCCTTTGATGGTGGAGCTAAGCAAAAGGCCGAAGCGTTAAAGTTTGTCTCTGATGAGCTGTTGAAGCTGGATAAGGCACACCTGTTCACTGCTAAGCAGATTGATGAAGCAATCGAATGGGCTGTCCAAGAGATGAAGAAAGGAACGGTTAAATGAAAACAATAAAGATTTTGGGCGACACCCTGAACAAGGTGGCCGATACATCAACAGTCTTTGATTTCCGACTTTGGAATGAAGGCCAGGCACAAGACGTCACTGGTAAGGCTGTGTCGTTCACGATTGCCAATGATTCTGGATATCTATTCGATGTACCAGCTGTGATTGATGGCAACGTGGTGTCGTTGGACTTCTCTAATGAACTATTAAAGCAATTAACGCCTGACACGTATCACATGGAAGTATCTGTCACCAATTCAGACGGTGATGTTGAGGTATATCCATCACAGGGCACAATCGACTTTAGGGTGGGTAAGAACCTTCATAGCACACAAGGAAAGTTAGTCCCGCAAATAACCTTTGACACTGTGTTGCGTTCAGTTGATGAAAAGATTACTGAATACACCAAGACAATTACCAAGGGTGATAAAGGTGATACTGGTCCACAGGGACCTGAAGGTGTTCAAGGACCACAAGGACCACAAGGACCTACGGGACCAGTTGGACCACAAGGCCCTAAGGGGGATATGGACCTATCCCAGATTACTGTTGGTGGCCGGAACTATATTTTGAACTCATCTGGTATAAGTGCAAGTGATAGTGTCAAACCCGTATTGAATGGAGCTTCAAGCGATACCACTGCATTGTTAAAATACTTAGATACTGGTATACAGGTTTCTAATACTACAGGCAATAAGGAATGGTTTTACGGGCTTTCTAGGGCTTGGACCGATATTTCAGCAACACCATTTGTTGCTGGTAACACCTACACAATTTCATTCAAAGTTAAGGGGACAGCTAAACAAGTTGCTGCTCGTGTTGGTGTTAAAAATACAACAACTAATTACGAGGTGTCTCTTGTTAAATTTACTAATATTAACAATTCAGACTGGACAAAGGTAATTCATACATTTGCTATACCTTCCGGTATAACAAGCGTTTTCTTGCGACTGCAGGGAGCAGTTGCAAATAGTTATGCTACTGGCTTTGATGGAAACGAAATGTTTGTCATGAAGGAGTTGAAGCTTGAAGCTGGTAACATTGCTACAGACTGGTCTCCAGCACCAGAAGAGTTTATAAAGAAGTCCCATCAATTACCTGCGGAGGCTCGTGACTTTAATTATTTGGCAACACATATGCAAACTTACCAAGGAACTTGGTGGTTAGGAAACGATATGATGGCAAATGCGCCAACTGATAATTGGACTTGGTTAGTTATTGAAGTTATTGCTGGTAACGCAGACACAACAGGTATCATTAGAACTATGCGCTTTGGCGCTGGTGCTGCTTATTCAGCTAACGTTAACGGCGGAGTTATCCAGCATTGGACGCTGAGTGCAGATGACGCCAACGTTGCACACAAGACAGGCAACGAAGTTATTGCGGGTGACAAGACGTTCACAGGCAACACAACTCTTGCATCAACCACCATATTGGCAGGCAATTATGGGCTAAGAGTTACTCCAAGCGGATTCCAGAAGACAACCGATGGCAAGACTTGGGTATCTGCCAACATTTAATAGGTATCATGAAAGGACAAAAATAATGACAGTAACAGTAAGTTTTAACGCACCACAAATTCAAGTAGATAACGGCAGTACGGGTGTTCAACTATCACAGGTAATCTTGCCTTATTCAATCCGGAACTCAGAAGACTCCACCAAATACCTAGGTGGTCAGATGACGCTAGGTCAATCTTATGGAATCAAGTTGTCTGACAATACGAGCGACTGGGAGCGCCTTGGCTTGGCTAAGATTAAGAACATGGTGGCTAACGCAGAAATCTATGTGCCAGACCCAATCATTGAAGTTCCTGAAGGGCTACCTGCAAGCTCAGCAGTAGAAGCACCAGTAAGCTCAGCATCTGTGGCTTCAAGTGCAACATCAAAAGCTCCAGTAACAAGCTCAGCAGATGACTCAGTATCAAGTTCAGCGACAGAAGCTCCGGCAACAAGCTCAGCAGATGATTCAGTAGCAAGTTCTGCGACAGAAGCACCAGCAAGCTCAGCTTCAACTCAGGAAACGACAACACCTTCAGAATCAACAACGGAGGCTTAATCATATGAATAAATTGCTAAAAAGCGCTTTGGCTTCGGCTGGGGCGCTTTTAATTATGGGATCAGTACCATCAGTACATGCTGCCAAAGGCGACCAGGGTGTTGATTGGTCAATCTACCAAGGTTCGCAAGGTAAGTTTGGATATGGTCAGGATAAGTTCGCAATCGCGCAAATTGGTGGTTATCACGGGTATATCTATGATCAATCTACTTATGCCACGCAAGTCCAATACGCAATTGCTCAGGGCAAGCGCGCTCACACGTATATGTGGTGGCAAGATATCACTGATTATGCGACAGCTGATAAGGTATTGGACTACTTCTTGCCGAAAATTCAAACGCCAAAGGGGTCGATTGTCGCACTTGACGTTGAGAGCGGTGGACAAAACACTGACGTAATCATGCACGCCTTGCAACGCATTAAGGACGCTGGTTACACGCCAATGGTTTATGGGTACAAGAACTACTTGCAAGCATCTACAGACTTGCAACGTATTGCTAAGTCATACGAGCTTTGGCTTGCTGAATATCCAAACTATGAAGTTACGCCAGAGCCAAACTATAACTACTTTCCATCGTTCGATAATGTCGGACTGTTCCAATTCACGGCATCATACATTGCCGGTGGGTTGGACGGTAACGTTGACTTGAGCGGTGTTACTGATAATGGATACAAGAACGGTAATCCTAGCAAGCCAAACACGGACACGCCAGCTGTAAATGCCGGTAAGGAAGCTGACAACACTCCGAAGTCAGATATTGCAGCGGGAATGACTGTAAAGGTTAACTTCAGCGCCACACGCTATGCGACTGGTGAAGCTATCCCTAACTTTGTTAAGGGTGTGCCACACAAGGTGTTAGAGGTTGATGGCGACCGTGTGTTACTTGATGATATTTACTCATGGGTAAACAAGAAGAATGTCGAAATCTTGGACGCTAACACGCAACATGACTCGGCAGAGTTTAACGGTGTATTTGTGCTAGATAGCTGGCAATATGAGCTGGGTGGTGTGTACGTTCGAAACAATGATATGGCTATTCCTGTAGCAGATTATCACAACGACATGCCGGCTGTATCAGTAACGTTGACCGACCGTCATGGTAACCCATTGGCGGACCAAAACGGCCTTGGTAACAACGGAGTTCCTGAATACTTCACTTTGAATGGTAAGTACAAGGTACTACAACGTGTCGGATCATCAATTGAAGTAGAGATGAATGGCGAATCAGTTTGGTTGAAGGCTGCATTCGCTAACTAGTTTTAAATTGGACCAACTTGCGAAATTGAAACTGATGCGCAAGTTGGCCCATGTATAAAATAAGCCCGCTGTACTTGGATTAACTTCCTTGTTTGGCGGGATTTTTTTGTTTTGTATACAAAATATTTGTTTGAAAATTGAAAAAATGACGTTTTTTAATTTTTAAACAAGGCGTATATGTGATAATATTTAAAAAATAGATTTAAACAAGGAGGAGTATGTTATGTCAAAATATAAGTTGCTAAAGCAATTTGTTTATACCGTTGAAGATAAGTCATTACCTCACAAAGCGATTGCAGACAGAGAGTATAAGCAACGTATTAATGGGTATTCCACAATAGTTACTCAACTGAGACCAAAACTCATGGATGAAGACGGAGCATCAAGTAATGTTGATCCGATATTCTTTGTTGAAACGACAAAAATCAATGAGCTAATCTCAAAAATTTATAGAAATTCGAAATTGATAGTCAATTTAGGGCAAATACTACCGGGTGTAGCTAAAGATAGTTTCATCAACACATTATTAATAAATGAAATTCACTTTACTAATGAAATTGAAGGGGTGGTAACTGATCGTGAAGAAATTGGAACAATAGTAGGAAATAATAAAAAAATAAGCAGAAGTAAAAGGCTTTCTTCAACAGTAAATATGTATATCGATACTATAAGTCAAAAGTCAAAAAAAATCTTAGAACTCAAAGATTTTAGAGATATTTATGATGAATTGTTAGAAGGAGAAATTTTAGATCAATACAAGCCGGATGGTAAGTATTTCAGAAATGGATTCGTACGTATTGGTTCTGAGTCAGAAACAGTGCACGTACCTCCTACTAATGAGAAAGATATATTGGTTGCTTTAACTAATCTAATGGATTTTATGAATTCTCATGACATCGATCCGGTTTTAAAGTCATTGGTAACGCATTTTATGTTTGAAAATACACACCCTTTTTATGACGGTAATGGTAGAACGGGAAGATATTTACTCTCATCATATATTTCTTCAAAGGTAGATAAGTTTTCTGGATTATCAATTGCAACAGCAATAAGACAGCATAATAGTAAGTATTATCGTACTTTTAAACAAGCTGGTAATATGTTTAATAGAGCCGATTTAACGATTTTCTTAGAAGATATGTTGGATATTATCGTTTCTGGACAAGAAGATGTAATTCAGGACTTAATAGGTAAAAAAGAAAAATTAGATATAATAGACAGGAATCTAAATGAAAATTCTAGTTTTTCTAGTTTAGGTAAAACTATATTGTATATGATTGCTCAATCTCAATTGTTTAACATCGTTGACTCAACAGCAATTGAAGATCGCGAAATAGTGCATATCATAAATCAAGATAAAATTTCAGTTGCGAATATACAAAAAGAAATTAAAAAACTGACTAACGAAGATATTCTGATTCAAACTTCAAAAAGCCCCTCAAGACACATTATTAGTAAGGAATTGTGGCGTGAATTGCTAAACTAGCTATTAGAAAAAATAGCAAATAAATTAAGCCCGCTGGACTTGGATTAACCTCCTTGTCTGGCGGGCTTTTTATTGTACAATAATTAGGTAAGAAATGGCGGGCCATACCCTGCAAACTAAAATTGGATTCAAATTAGTTTGCGCCACTAAATACCAGGCTTAATATTTGCGCCATATTTGCGCCAGTAAACTCTTAAAATACTGGTGTATAAGCATTTACACATTCCCACGTACAATGAACCGTTTGTGGCCATAAGTTAATATAAACATTAATAAACCGCTGAAAACAGTCGTTATAACTGTTTTCAGCGGTTTTTTATAGTCGTAAGTTATTTTGGTTGTTTGTTTTTCTTCTTTCGACGACCTATAACGAATAGTGCTAGCAGCCAGAACCAGGGGCGTAGCCATAATGGGCGGTTATCATTATGATCCATATTGCAAATCCTCCTATATTGTTTAGCGTACTCTGAATATGACCATCGCGCAGACGGAAATATGGGGGTATAATAGAAAAATCGAAAAGTATGGGGCACATGCTTTCAAATTTTAGTTAGGGGAACGTATGACAGATAAATTGAATTTTGCAGCGTTTATGCAATCTGGTACAACGAGCATCAGTAACTATTTACTACAACATTATCGTGACCTTGGCATGACAAACGAGGAACTGCTTGTTTATGTACAAACTAAGGCAGGCATCGATCGTGGCGAGCTGGAACCTAGCACGCAAAAAATTGGGGACACGCTTGGATGGGATGCGCAGACAGTGTTTGGACATCTTGAGGCCATGCGTGCCAAAGGATTGGTTAATTTCGTTAGTATGCGTGATGGCGCCGGCCGTGTTAGCACGCAATTGGATTTCCAACCGTTATACGACAAGTTGGTTTCCGAACCGGGCAGTGATGCCATGACGGCAGCGCAACGAGTGGCCACGCAAGGTCAACCGGTCACGCATCAAGATGATTTGAGTCGTGCTGCGATTTATAATTTAATCGAGCAGGAGTTTGGTCGACCATTAAGTCAAATGGAGATGGAAACTGTCAAGAATTGGTTTGACGTTGATCATTTTAAGCCAGAGTTTATCAAGGCAGCGGTGCAAGAAGCCGTGCTTAATGCAGCTTTGAATCTCCGATATATTGAGACAATTCTAGTTGCATGGCAGAAGAAAAATTATCGATCTGTCCAGGAAGTTCGCCAAGAGCGTCAGAAACGTACGCAGTTTAAGCAGCTTAATTCAGATGAAAAGGTTAACATTCCGACTAATGTCGATATTTTAAATACTGATTGGTCACAGTTTAAATAG